CACTCAAGGCTTCCACAACTGTTTGACGAATAAAGGGCTGGCCACTACATCCACCACGCCAAAAGGCGATTGATTTACGAGATGCCCACGGGGGACCTTCAAGACTAAGCCCCTTTTCAAAAATCTCGTCATCAAAGGGTAAAAGAACTGTAGAAGGATCCGAATAATTTCGTGTACATAGTAGACATTGTATAAAACGCTTTGAAGCTTGTTTTGCTCTTTCTTTTGCAGAAGCAAGTTCTTGGTGCCTTGGCTCGTCCTTTGTAAAATTCAACTTGTTCATTCCAGTGGTGTCTTTTGGCATGTCTGGAGGGTCATTGACAAATCCATCGCAAATGGGAATAAAGGCAAGTGTCGCAGATGGTGTATTTTCTTCTATAAATCTCTGAATTGCCCCCCCTTTTGTAAATTTAGAATACTTGCCATCCCAGAAGGAGGGGCCAGTATCTTTTTTGAAAGAAGCAATCTCCAGCATCTGTACTATCTAAACTAAAAAACTTTAGACAAGTAGGATGACTACACGTAGTCAAACAAGTATAGAAGGAGCCCTTTACGAGCTTGTTGCTCGTGGATCCAAAGACCTCTTTTTCACAAAAGATGACAAGGCGGCTGCACACCCCTTTCAATGGACATATGAACGCTGGCCCGCCTCGCTTCCAGAAATTCGTTCTACACAGCCGTTCAATCAAGTCCGTTGGGGCCAACGTTGTGAATTTGAATTTGATCTTCCAGGGGATGTTCTTACAGAAGCAACACTTCTTATAGATTTGCCAACATGGCTTCCGCCACCCATCTCTAGAAATAATCCAAAGGCGGTGACATATGAGACTGGTACACTCAATACAGTTTATGGTTATGTTCGTGGAATTGCTTACTTTATGTTTGAGCGAATTGAAATCTACCAAGATGGTGTTTTACTTCAAGAAGTCTCAGGGGATTCCTTATATTTTGCTTCTCTGAATAAGGGGTCATTGAATCAGGGATTTTTGACTCAACGGCTTGCTGGTGACCATGATGGGTCACGATTGTCTATTCAGCGCAATGCAACTCCTGGACGTCTTGAACTTCCTGTTCCCATGATTGGTTGTTCCTTTCCTGGAGACCGTGGTCTACCTTCATGCTGTCTTCGCCAACAAACCTTTCGCTTGCGTCTTACCTTGAGACCACTTGACCAATTGGTCGAATGTAGTGATCCAAATGTGATAAACCCAACACCCTGGAAAACAAGCTTTAGTCAATTGGACCCAGTCTCTGCAACAGTGATAACCGAACCAGCAGTTCCCTTGGATAGAATTGGACAGCCCTTAATTACCTTACGAACAAAGCAACTATATTTGCTAAATGAGGCGCGTAAGGAACTAGAATCTGAAACAGTTGAAATACCTTATGTTCGCTATTTTGACAATCTGTTTGGGGCAAATCAGCTGGACTATGCTCCCATTGATAAGGGAGGAACAGCCTATCTAGTCAAGTATCTTGACGCAACTTTTTCTGTTGAACGAATCTTTACCTATTTCCGTAATAGTGCCGATATACAAAAAAATCGTCTATGGGATATTACAAATTCTCAAAATGCAAGAGAGGATTATTATAGTAATCTTCAACTTACTATTGCAGGTCAATTACGCGAAGGACCTTGGGCTCCAAATGTATGGGAATTAGTAATTCCCCATGCAAAGGAAGAAAGATATAGTGCTGAACATTTACCACTTATGAATTGGACACGAGGGTGGCGTATTGAAGATGCCCCTCCCGCTATACGTGAACCGACAGGTGGAATAAACTTTTCCACAGCCGATAGGCCAATGTTTACAACAACTCTAACAGATATATCAATTAATCCAACTCTACGCTATAAGCAAATGCAGATGAACTCATGCTGTGAAAGTTGGGCGCTCTACAAAATAAAAAAGGGTAAAGGACAATTACAGTATTATAATTAGATGCCTCCGATTCAGCAACCTACATTTATTATTCCAACCTATAGAACTATCTCTTTGCCATATGTTCCACTCCCCCCACTTCCCCCAAAAAGCAAAAAATGGATGCATGTATCATCAATCATTGCAAAAATCTGGACCTAAGAGAAAGTAAGTCTATCTAACAGATGAACGGTTCAAGCCGTCCTATTGGTGAAAGAACAACTGTCATTGATTTGACCGATAGAGATGACATGGATGATGATATGTTTCCTCTTAATGCAACAAAATCATGGTTTACACGTGATTCTGATAGACGTTATCTAAATTTTACTCCAGTTCTTCAAGAGTTTGTTCATAAGGGTACAGCAGAATTTGGTGGCCGTTTAATGTTTGAAATTGGGTCTGTGAAGGCATGCGACTTGCTTTTTAGTGTATCCCTTCAAATTAAACTCGGCCACTGGCTTCCACCCGATATTCTAGAAGGGTTGCAAGCAGGAACTCTTCGGTACGATGATCCGGATTACGCATGGTATTACGCAAACAGCCTAGGAACTGCACTGATTGCAAAGGCAGAGTTTTTACTTGAAGACCAGGTTCTTGAAACTGTGGATGGGGATTTTGCCACATGTTTTAGCCTACTATTTTCGGATATTAGTACGCAACATGGTGTCGGCACAGATGCATATGGTCGTGTGAGTATTTCTAGACTTCTTGACTGGAGTGAGACACGTCCTTTTCCTACAGACGGATATATAACATGCCTTCTTCCATTTAGTTTTCAACGAATTCGTCTTCGTAATGGCTTTCCGCTAGCCTCTGTAAAAGAAGGAACGGTGCGTGTAGCAATTACACTCCGCCCCTTTAAAGAATGTATCCGTCGAGCAAATGGCTTTCGTGATACCTGTGATCAGACTCCACTAGGGCAAACATTTGTCTTTCAAAAGGTTACAGAAACAGAAAATATTATTATCAAAACAGGAACTATTATTGACAATACAGACACTATTAGTGTCAAAGCATCATCTGTTGTACCCCAGTTTGAAGACCTTCGTATGGTGACATATGGAATGCTTGTTGATGGAAAGCTACGAAATGCGCTCGTAAAAGCCCCCTTTGAACGAATGTTCCGCGAACTTCAGACCTTTCGTTTTACCGAGCCAAAACGATATGTGATTACTATTCCAAATTCTGAAACCATTCAGTTGCAATTGCCCCTTGAAGTGAATGGTCCAATTGAAGAACTCATCTGGTTTATTCGTCGTAAGGCAACGTCTGTGAATAATGAATGGACCAACTATAGTAATACTCTTGAAGATGAGTTTCAACCTTTGACACATCCCTTTGAGAGCATGCTTGTTTCAGCAAGCTTGCAAGTAAATGGAATAACACTTGTTGAGCAGGATGGAGAATTTTTCCGTCAAGAAATTTCAAAGGCGCATGATGGGGGTATAGTTGCCTATAATAATTTTGTCTATGGATATACCTTTTCCGAAAGGCCAGGAAAACAGAATCCAACTGGTTGGATGAATGCAAGTAGAAGTACAGACGTTCGCCTTCGTATTGAAGTTCGGCCACCAAGTGGTTCTGCAGATCTTGAATGGGAAGTTTGCGTGTTTGCACTAGCTATAAATTGGGTGCGATTTGAAAATGGAATAGCTAATAAAATCTTTACTTCTTAAAGTCTTGTACTTGTACTTAAATTATAAGAATGGTACTATATTAGATGTTCCTGTGGTCTTGGAAGACTGAAAGAATTATACAGTCAATTTCACAGTATAATGATTTCACTGCAGCAGGAGTTTTATTTACAAATAAGACGCATGTCTTGGCTGGTTGGCAATTGAAAGAACAGCCAACACTGACAGGAATCGGTGGTGGTCGCAAAGAAGGGGAGGATTATGTAACAACCGCTCACCGTGAGATGATTGAAGAACTCTTTGATGTTGAGACTGTTCCTCCAAAGCTCTTGAATGTTCTTAAAAGACTGAAACATTTGACAATTCTACAAAATGATTCCTATGTCAATATAGTGTATACCTTTGAAGACCTTGAAGAAATTTTAATTCAAGCATACAGATGTGATGTAAAAACATCAATTTACAAGAATTTTCCTTTCACAATTCAAGATCTGGTTCTACTTAGAAAGCCATCCTCCATTTCTGAAATTCAAAGTCTTGCTATTTTACCAATTGCTTCAGATATTGGTGTAAATTCAGAGTTTCAATATGATATTGACCAGCTTATCAAAGCAATCTAAACTATCCTTATGTAGTAAGTATAGATGTATTTGATTCGTGAAAATGGTGAGAAAGGATCACCGCATTTTCAAGAGATTAAAAATGATTCTACGCGTGATGGGAACATGTTGTTTTTTCCAGAATTGTCGGTGGCAAAGTGGTTTGCCAAGGATGGTATGGCAGAACGAGGTGTTATTTACTGGTGTCTAGAAAATTTTATTAAACAAGACAAGGTCTTTCTTGATATTGGAGCGCATGTTGGAACCTACACACTTGTTTGTGCCCCACACGCAAAGCATACCTACTCCTTTGAATGTTCGCCAAAGACCTTTTGTTATTTGGCTGCGAATCTTGCCCTTCATGGCCTTGAAGAAAAGGTGAGTCCTAATAGTTGTGCTTTAGGAGATAAGGAGGGTTCCTTTGACTATATTATTCGGTCGAAAGATGGTGGGGGAAATGGTATCAAGGCTCTTAATAGTGTTGACGCTGGTTTACCCAAGGTGAAGGTTCAAGTGCGTACACTAGATTCATTTCATATAGAGTCAGTGGGGTTTATTAAGATAGATGTTGAGGGTGCGGAACTCGAAGTTCTAAAAGGGGCTCGTGAAACTCTTGATAAATGGGGACCACCTATCTTATTTGAGTCCTGGGGTGAGTGGAAAACGGATGTTGATGCATCTGGACTTCGTACTCAGTTGTTTTCATATTTGGCGTCAATTGGCTATAGGATTCAACCCGTTTCTGGTGTGCGAGATACATTTTTGGCTACTAAAACGTAATCAAAGTCTAGTATTAGGATGGTGGCGGCGCTTGTTCGTCTTCTACATAGTGGTATACAAGACCAGAGACTATTACCCAAAAAAGGCCCTGGTGTAGGTGCCTATATCCGTGTTTTGATTCGTGCAGGTCGCATGACAACCCAGTGGTCACGCCTTGACTTCCAGCAAGTTCCACAATTTGGACAACAGGCATATTGTACTCTTGTTCGCAAGGGAGAATTATTAACACGGTTATATCTTGTTACTACAATGCCCGATATATCAACGCCCCAATTGGCCGCCAAACAGATTGCGGATTCCTTTTTTGCAGGGCCAACCTTTTGTTGGACAAACAGTCTTGGACATGCTCTTATCAATTCTGCAACCATTGATATTGGTGGAAGTCGTGTTGATACAATTGATGGACGACTATTGGAAGTCTTGGATGAATTCAATACACCTATGGAAAAAGTGTTGAATGTAAATGCCTTGATTCACCGCTTCCAGAATGGATTTCCAAATCAATCTGTAGGTAGTCAAGCTGTTACACAAGTTATTACACCCTTGCCCTTCTGGTTTTGCAAGGGGGATCTTGGGGCAGCGCTCCCTATTGATTCATTGAATGTAGATGAAGTCCGTTTAGGAGTTAACTTTCGGCCCCTCAACAGTCTTTATTATACAGAGTCTCGTGCTCCAGCATCAGCCATTGTTCCTACAACGGAAGGATCTGCCCTTTGGCCTTTATTGGGTTCGCCCTTTTATCAGAATAATCCAGCTGGTTCTGCTGTTTCTGGACTTTATCCTCCACCAAACGGTCTTGTCAGTGTCATTCCAGGAGTCTCTATGCCGACGAATCTTACACTTGGCGACACCTATGTTTTGGCCGAGTATATTTATCTTGAAAAAGCTGAAGCAAATAGATTTCGCCAAGCCAATATTGAACTTCCTATTACCCAATATGTGGCGTTGAATCCTGAAGATACACGTGGTAACCGTGATATTACCATGCGTCTGGAAATTGCGAATCCAACACGTCACATCTTTTGCATGGCACAGAACTATAATGCAATTCCTTATAACGCATTTTTCTTGTCAACGCGGGAGTTATCTGGACCTGGATGGACACGTCCTGCGCCATGGTGGCCAGATTGTTCTGGATTGAATGTATCCTATTTTGGCGACCTTGTTTCTGGATTTTCTACACGTGGGTCTGAACCTCTGGCAAGTATTGAAATTATGTACGAAGGTTCCTTGGTAAAAACAAGTACAGAAAATACTGCACTTTACAGGAGCATTCTTCCTAGTTTGGAAGAAAGAAAGGCGCCATGGCATAATCGTTACATGTACTGTATTCCTTTTGGTGTACAAAGTGGCTACTATCCTGGCTCGGTACCCATGGGTGAAGGAAATCTGAACCGTATTATGAAGAAGGATTTACGCCTAGGCTTTCAAAAAACGGGAAATGATGCCCCAAGATTATGGGTCTATACTTGGGCAGAGACCTATAATATTTTACGCATTTACGGTGGACGAGCAACAATGTTGTTTAATTATTAGAAGCTTCTTTGATACGCTTTACCCAGATTGTTACAAAGCATTCAGTAGATATATCATTAATATTTTTATAACAGACATAACGCCGATACGCGTATTCTCCCACTTTCAAATCAGACAACTTTTTATCCATAGTACTACCTTCATTTGACGTCGTTGTTAATTTTAGAACATCCTTATAATCTTGCTTTTTCTTTGCAGATATGGTGCACATTTTGAATCCATTCTCATCAGTTTCATAAGTTGAAACACGCTTTGCACCATAATTCTTTGCATACATTTCATTTTCTTCCTGTGTATCAAATACTTTATGACCGCGTTCAAATTCATCATTAGTTACTACAGGAAGATCCACTGCTTGCAAATTTTTAATATGTTTTGATGAAAGCATAGTTGGATGTGCCGATACCTTGCCCTTATTCAACGTGAATCCTGATGTATGATATGAGTTGCGTCCAAATGGATTGAGGTACGCTTTTTCATACTCTTCAATTGCCTTGATTGAAGTTCTATGAGGACCTGTCTTATGCCCCCGTTCAATATCACTGCGCCAGTATCCAGTCATACGCCCTGTTAGACCTTGAATTTGAACATTGTTATCTACAACTTTTGTATAGAGTTCGTGAGTTGCACCAATACGAAGCTTCCAGCGATTTGGGATAAGATTTGCCCTGCGAAAGAACCCCTTTACCCCAAGGACAATGTGTTGAGTCAAAGGCTCTTTGAAGAATTCCTTGATTTCATCCTCTGAAAGGCGATCTGCAGAAGTGTGATTTCTAAATGTCACGGACTTACGAATACACGCATTTTGAACTACATCAACAGTCTTTGTAGTTACACGAACAATGTGAATCCTGAAATCAGTTTGGTAATTATCAAGAATATCCTCTTGAACCCATTTTTCAGCATTTTCCTTTGAGCTCAGGGGATAGAATTCCTTTACAATCTCCTTTTCCAAGAAATCCTTGTGGCCAAAGTATGAAGATGGAATAGTCATTTTATAGAGTTCATGTAGTTCTCCCCATCGGTAAAGATCATACAGCTCCTTGATCATAGTTGCACTAATAAAGACAAATCTGTTATTATGCTCCTCCATATGTTTCACGTCTAATACACCTGCTTCCTTCAGTGTGGTATGAAGAACTTGATACTCTTTATCACCAGTATCAATCTCGTCAATAATAATCAGACTATCACGGATATTTATAAGCTCTGCTCTTGAGAGCTTTCCGTGATGAAAGATTTTGTCCTTGAAGCAATTTGGCGCCTTATCAATCATATCCTTCTCCCACCCAGCATTACTCATACCTGTAAGGATTCTAACATTTGCAGGATTAACTACAAAGGTATCATCAATATGAGTGGTTAGAAGTTTCGCCAATTCAATCATAAGACCATCTGCACCAACCTTAGTCTTCTTTTGAATACTAATAACACGACGCTTATTTTTATAGAACTTCTCTACAATATTGTTTGCATCTTCAATTTGATTTGAAAAGATATATTCAGCAGTTGCAGTGTCAATCCCTTGGTTAAAGCGTCGTTTATTTCTCTTTACTGCCGCATTGTAATCGGCAAGAACTTCCTCCCTGTTATCAGATATTAACTCATTTTGCATGCTATTACCTGAAATTTGGTATGTTAATCCGATCAATTTTTTAAAACTTATGCACCAAAAAATCACATTTGGCGACAGAATTTGCTTCTGTTGGCAAAGTGATCTTGGCCTTACGATTATATCTGGTAAAATCAATAGTACCTTCAAAGGCTGGACCCATCTTCGCCCAGTCACTGAACTTGGAACTGAGTTCAAGATAGTCAAGGTCATCTGGTAAAACGCCAAGCTCCTTGAGTTTTTTGAGAATTACCATACTTTCCTTCAAACGGTCAAGTTGGGGTTTGATCATACCTGTTTATTGATTCATGTGTTTAGACTATTATATTTAGTAATCCCGGTTCCTTATTTCATCTGATAGAATAGATGAGCGAAGGGTTTGGCCCACGTGAAGGTAAAATTACAGACCCTGTCAGTTTGGTAGAGAGTGTCTATGAAATAGAAGACATAACTCTTCCTAAACCAAACAAACCAACCTTTGTTCAATATGAGAGTGATGCAAATAAGAATACTGTAAAAAATAACTCGAAAAAGTTTGAATTGCTTCCAGATATTGGAACAGGGTTTACATGTGTATATGCAGATATTCATGAAGGAAACAGTTGGTTTGACGCATTTTTAATGATTATGAGCCCCAAGTATCGTGATCTAAGTGTTCAAGATCGTCATAATGTTGCAAAAGCCTTTCGCAAAGAGTGTGCCAGGGTTTCGGAATCAATCTTGAATCAAATTCCTGATGAGTTTTTTGTCGCCTTTAAGGTTGATGCGAAGAATTTCAAGTCTGAGCTTGGAGGATCAAAGGAAATTAATATGGGTTTTGGATTCTTTATTGCATGGTATTTTGGTCTTAATTTAGTATATCTTGAACAAATCCCTGATGGTCATGAAATTGTCGAGCCTTCTTGCTATCAAAGTGAAGAGTGTCATGCCATCTTTATGAAAAAGTACTTGGATAGATTTAATGCAGTTGTTGTTCTAAATTTAGACATGGAAATATACAATGAAAAAAAGTCTACATCTGTATTTGAATGGGCAGATAAACGCCTTTGCAAATTAAAGGGGCTTTCTGAATTAGTTGATAAAAATACGCCTATTGATACACATTGGGAATTTCCAATTAGTGGAGACTGCAATGCTACGAATGAGCCAGTTGTGCCTGGCGAGAAGGTTGCTGAAAAGTTATTTACAGGAATTGCAGAAGAAGGAGAGAATAATAATGAAAATAATAATAATAAAAATAATAATAATGAAAATAATAATAATGAAAACAATAATAATGAAACTGAAAGTATTAGTAACATTGATCCATCTAGTCAAGCGAATAAGAATAAGTTGAAGAAATTCCTTGAAAA